TGTAGGAGCGCCTTGAACAAACAGTTGTGCTTCGCCGATATTACCGTCGCCAAGCTGGTAGCCACCAGCACCATTAGGGAGAGCCATGATATTTTCCTTTAAAAGATGTTACGAAATGAAGCCCCCGAGGGGGCATTCAGATTAGCCCCAGATACGGCAGGCCATTTGTGGACGAATTGTGCTGAAACCGTACAAAACGTCAATACGGCAAGGCAAACGATCGTTGTTGATGTCGTACTGGCGAACCACACGCAAGCTGATACCGTTATGAACGGCACGGGCAGCCATGTCAACGCCTTGGGGCAACAACAAGTCAGCGGTCGCAAATGTGATCGCATCTTTGTGATAAACCAAGTTCTGTGCGTACTGAGTAGATGCAGCACCAACAAAGGTTACAACACCACCAGTTGCAGGCAATGCGCTCATAGTGGCCAAAGCGTGTGTAGCAGAGTACATAGGAGCAACGGTCACAGTCCAAGTGCCACCCACGGCAGTAGCCGTAGTCAAAGCCACGAATTGGAACAATGAACCAGTAGACTCACGGGTCTGTGGGTTAACAGCATTGCAACCGCTGATAGTGAACACGTCACCAGCATTGATTGTGGTGACTACAGAACCTTGCTCCAACAGAATGGTTGCTGAACCTTCGGAAGTAACGCCGGGGGTCTTAACCAATGTAGAAGCAGAAGCGCTGCGTGAACCAGTTGTGTGTTGCTTGATAGACTGAGACATGTTGACTTCTTCAAAGCCCAACACGCCCATGCCCATCATGCCGTTCTTGAATTGCTTGCTGATAGTGTCTGTTGGGTTAAACAGACCTTTCATGCCTTCAACCAAGCCAGCGTTAGCAGCAGGGTTTACGGTAGCGTAACGTGGAGACATCACAGCAGCGTTTTCGTTCAGCTTCTGTTGGGCTTGCAACAAGACCAAAGAAGTAGAAGGAGTAGTGCCAGGTGTACCAACAGTGTTACCAATGGTTTTGTATGCGTTGGCGACGTCAGCATCAATAGAAGATGCCAACTGGCTGATACGAGGCTTAAGCACACGTTCTGCAAAGTCGTCCAACTGCATTGTCAATTCAGCAGATGTAAAGTTGACACCAATGTGCTTTTGTGAAGCAACAGTCAAAGTTGTGAACTGTTCGTTGTCGTCTTGCACTTGCAAGGCAGCACCATCAGTTACCAAAGCGCGGTCGGGTAAGCGAATACGCAGTGTAGAACCGATTTTAGCGCCTTCAACAGCAAAGCTGTCGTCGTACTGGCGGTTCACGTTACGGGTAATTACAAGGTTGTTCTCAAGGATTTCGAGAGCCTTACGGGTGATCATGTCGATCGTCAGAATACTATTAGACATTTAAAAGTCCTTTCAAAAGATTAACGGTTGCGTTGCGCTTCGTACTTACGAATCTGGCGATTGCGTTCGGCTTCGATCCAATCCGAGGTAGACATGGTTTTGATTGACCTTGGGTCAGTCGTGTCATGGCTCGGGCTTCCCGAAGACCGCGCAGTCACCGGACTAATAGGTGTTGGCGCAGAAGTTGTTTTCTTCACCGGAGGATTGTCAGACAATCTGACTTCAATCTTTCCGATTTCCCTTGCCTGCAAAATAGGTGACAAACGGGCAATGCGTTCAGCCTCCTTGGGGTTTGAACCTAGCCAATAAGCTAGATCAGGCCCAAGATCAGAATACTGAATTGTTTCAGCCATTACGTCGGTGATTCGCAGCTTGGGGTTGTACACGACATCTTCAAAATCGTCGTATTTGTCCCGTGCTTTTTCCTCACGTTCGCCATAAGCCTCTACAATTTCAGCTTGTTCCTTTTGGCGATCCCGTTGAGCAATCAATTCTTCGGCTTTTCTGAGCGCCAGTGCTTCCGCATAGGCATCAGTGCTTTCAAAATTGTCAATCGACGGCATTTCCTTGGGAGCAACTGGCACGGTTTGCCGTGCAACTTGTTCACGTTCCCACTTGCGCTGTTCTCTTGCGAGGCGCTTGCCAATAGCAGCGTCAAGTTCCTCTTGCGAGAATGTCTTGGCAGGCTGGTTATCAGCTACTTCCGGCGAAGATACTGCAACTTCAGGTGTGGCCGTCACATCCTTCGTTGGCGCGGAGTCTACTTCCGCTAGGGCTTGGACTTCTTCAGTCATTACATGAATCCTTGGATTCCCCGGTGAACCTCACCGGTAAGGTTTAAAGCATTCGAGTAACAACCCTCTGACCAGCCGTCAGGCCAGTTGCAAAAGTAATTGTTGTCGTATTGGTTTCAGTATAGTCGTAATTAAACTCTTTGACGAGTCCATCGACAATAACCATCAAATAACCGCCAAGGCCGTATTCAGGCACGGTAAACACCGTTTGTCCTGAACTAGCAATTATCGCAGTGGTTTGAGCGCTTGGGCTGCTGTTAACACCAGCCGCAGTCCAAATCAGATTATCCAATGAATCTTTAAGCAGCCATGTGTAGCGCGAAGGGCCAAGCCACACATTTGCTTCGCCGCGCGAGTCCAAAATGACAGGGTTTGCGTTTTCAGTGTTGCCGGTGCTGTCGGTATAGGTAGCCAAAGGAACCGTAGTCCCACTGGCATACGTAAACAGTTTGCCGCCGACCAAGGGAACTCCCGCAGCCGTAAAAAACTGTACTTTTGGTGACGGGCTGAGTGTGGCAATCATGATTTATTCCCGGCTTTATCTTACGCTATATAAAAAAAAAGTTCTTTTATGCTACAACCCAATTGACCGTTGCCTCATCCCACTTGTAACGCACATTGCCCCCGTTTGTAACTGAGTCCACAGGTCTTGCTACAGGCGCGCCCCATGTCATTGTGTCCAAATAGCCAATCCAAGACGGGTAAGGTCTACGGGCTTCGTGTTCTGCGGTTCTGAGGGCGGTGTACTCTACCTCAGTCAAGACCTGCAAGACACCCGCAATGGTAGTGTCGGCATCGTCATCACAAGTGCCATAGTATCTTGGCGCTCTCAGGTATGTGCCATCAGGTGCAACTTCAACAGGCCATGTAGAACTGTCGTGCCATATATGAGTCCAACCTTTGATAGCTGGCATGGATGGGCCTGTGCGCTGTGGTTCTGCTGTACAAACTATTTTGGTTACTGCGTCTACTTCGGTGATGCAAATGTATTTCATAATTTATCCTTATACCGCTACCCTACGAACGGCGCGAACATACATGGTGCGGTCTTTATCCTGGGTGGCTTGAAGGCCAGTACTGAAACCCTGTAGAAAAGCGATTTGTACGCCGCTTTCTGTACTAGACCAGTAATCTTCCAATGCTGCAAAATCTTCTGCGCCTGTGTTTTTAAAAGCAGCAGAAGAAGTTTGAGCAGGCGTTTCCTCGGTGTAATTAACACCTCTGCTTGGAACGGCGTTAGTGTTAATGCCAGATGCCGTGTTGTTGCTCGTTGTAGTGGGTTTTAAATTGTAATAACAGATTTCAAGCTCGTTTTTGGCTGGCATGTACCAGTCAGAAAACCCACCAATGGTTAATCCTTCGCAGAACTGCGCTGCTGGATGTGAAGCGTTGTTCATTGCTGTACTGTTAGCTGGCCCATTAATAACTGATGATGTCCCAGCAGTTGTTGTGTTAGTTGTTTTCCACTGCTTGCTACCATTTTGTGCGGATGCTACTGGGCCAATAACTAAGTTGTAATCGGCAATGCCGTTACCAGCGGTCGAGATTTGGCCCGCAAAAAATCCACCGCCAAAAGCATCGCCAATTTTTAACGCGCTCCCACCGCCCACAAAAGCAAGCATTATGCCACTCATGATACGTTTCCTGACACAACGCAAACAGTACCACTAATGAACAATATGCTGCACACGCCGCGTGTGGCTAGCGTAAGAGTTGCTTTATCCGCGTCGGTGCCGGCTAAATATGCGGTTGTAATAGTGCAAGTAATTGTAATGTTACCCGAAGTGTTATTAAAAAGAACAACCGCATCGCCAGTAGCAAATGTAGCGTCCGGAATAACAATCGCGCCGCTTGTTCCAATTTCAAT